GGGTTGATTTTCCTCTGTATTTTTCTTCTTTCTACCACCACGTCTCCCGTAAAATCTGGCAGAATAACAAGTCAAAATCTTCATAATATCTTCTGCTAATTCCTCTTCATATTTTTGTTCTTTCAGTTCCACAATTTCAACAGTTACTTCTAAATTCTTGAAAATAGCATCAAGATATTCATACCCAAATCTTGCAAGCCTATCTTTGTACTCAATTAAAATACGTTCCACTTTACCCTCAAAGCACAACTTAATCAGTTTATGTATGCCTTTTCTTTTCTCGTTTATCCCACTTGCTATTTCATCAATCAGGATAAATTTGTAGCCTTTATTTTCAGCGTGTTTTCTAAGCCTGTCTTTCTGTCGTTCAAGATTTTCTTTCTGTTTGGCTGTGCTACATCTGGCATAGATAACAGTCAGCTTTTCCTGTTTTTCTTTCTCAACACCCATATATGCGTCCAGAGCATCTTGCCTAAAACGCCTATGACTTCCAGAAGTCTTGAAAGAGTTTATTCTATCATTATTAGCAAGCGTTTTAAGCGTATTGATTGATACACCTATGTATTCACTTGCTTCTGTTATTTTATATATTTTCATACTTCATTGCCCCAAACATCCCACCCATCTGTTTTGTTTCTTGCAAATAGTTCTATTTTGTCTTGCGTTGGAAACATTTGCTCTATTCTATTCCTTATTTCTACTGGTTTAGCCGAGTGTCTTGTTTTCTTTTCTGACAAAAATTGTCTTATATTTCTCGCACCTCTGGGTTGAGGTATTTTACCTTTTTTACCAATTAAACAAATCTCACATTCGCTCATTGTATAACTACCAGGGTTTGTTTTTTGTTTATACCATATAAAACCAATAGTTGAATATTTAAAACCCCAAGCCTTTAATACATCTATACAGTCATCAAGCATTGGACTTACTACCCATAAATATAATAAACAATTATCATCTGCTATATCTTTTATCGGTAATTTTTTTAAGTCTTCCAAATCCATTGTTTGATAATGGGTATTCAGCCTACCATTTAGAATCGATTTTTTTGCTAAACACTCCTTGCTTTTATATTGCCAAGCTGGGTCAGCATAAATTATCTGATATTTTTTATTCGGAAATGGTATTTGTTCCATCTTTCAACTCCTTAATTAATCTTTCGTTCGCATCTACAATCTTCTGCATATCCTCAACAGATATTTCTTTTTCCAAAGGGTTAAAGAAATAAACCTTCTCGTCTTCTGTCTCATAATACTCTTTTGTCACTTTAATTATTTTCATCTTTCACTCCTTAAATATACACTATTTCTGGTTAAAAAGCAAGTGATTTTAACCGATTTCTTTTGATTTTGTTGGATTTTCATAAGCAGTTTAAACCTCCCTGTTTTTTTTAAGAGGCATGAACTTTTGGTTTCCTTTTCATTGTTAGTTTGTCTTCTGCTTCGTTCCAAATTTTAATGGTTCTTTTTCTGAGCCAATCTTCGTTGTTAGATTTTTCAACTTTAATAATAGCTTTTTCTAAAGACCCGGCGTAGAGCTTTTCGCCACAAACGTAATTCCCTTCACCCATCATGGTTTTATTATATGTTAAATTAGACCGGATGTCGTCAAGACCATAACCAAATATTAAATAAAGATAACATTGTCTAAACGGATCATCAACACTACTTTTTTTAATATAAGCATCTGAGCAAATTCCAATCGTTTTTTTTATTTCTTTATCCTTACTTCCGATTTTGGCAGTTCTGGTTATTTTACTTCCCTGTGCAGGCTTTCCAATTCGGATACGGACGGAAGCATAGAACTCGGTAGCCCTCCCACAAGACGTTGTTTCTTTGTCTCCCATCATCGCATTCATTTTTTCTCTTACTTGACTCGTAAATATTAAAAGTCTGTTTTTCCCGGAAATAATTCTTCCGCTTTTTCTACAGCCTTCGCTAAAGTCTTTCGCTCTTTTTCCTCCGTACTTATCTTTTCCTTCCATTTCCATATCTGTAGTAAGAGCAGAAACACCATCGCAAATGATTGCAGTAAAAGATTCCTCTCCTGCCCATTTGTCCCATTTCATTATGTGTTCGTTAAACATTTCCGCAACGGTGTTGGGCATTACATAGTTTCCTTTATCTTCAGAAAGCAAAAGACCATAGGCTTTTGCGTATTGTTGGTCAAGGCGGCCTTCTGGGTCTATATATTTAACCTTACCGCCCATCCTTGAAACGGCGGAACCTATTGCACAAGCAAGTGCTGTTTTTCCTAAACTGGAAGGCCCGTATATTTCAAGAAAGGCTCCTCCCGGAAGACCGCCAGTTTTAGACCGTCCACCACTTATATTTAAGTTGAGAAGAGTAGACCCGGTATCAATCATGAAATCCCAGTTGTGTTCAGTTAGGTCTCTGTTGGATTCTGTTTCTTTTGTTACTTTTGAAATGGCTTTGGATTTAGTAATTCTTTTTTTGAATTTTTTAGGCGGCATAAGTTTTTCCTTTTAAATGTATGGGGGTGCGGGACTCAAACCCACAAACTTTATTAAAATCCGAGTTCTAATAAAGTTACTGAGGAATGACCTCATCCATATCTCTTTCTGGCAACCCCCAAATATTTTTTACTTGTTAAACTTTTTCTTTGCGTCTGGGGTAGGGGCTGATGAGTCGTCCTGATTGTCAATGTAGTCTGCTTCAAGAGAGCAGTCGTCCCAATTGTCACAATCGTCACATTCGGCAAGCTGTCCGTTATCAAATCCAAACTCTCCGCCATGAGGACATGTTTTTTCAGGGTCTGTCTTTTTACTCATAGAAACCGGGGCGCATGCCCTTCCGCCTTCAGGATATGGTCTGGTATTTTCTCCGGGGTTCATTGGGATGTCGGCTTCGTCGCTTTGCGGTTGAGCCTCATCGCCCATGTCGTCCATCGCATTAACGGCTTCAAGCATTTCTTCAAAGGTTGGAATTTCAATCAGTTCATCAAGACAGGGAGCTTCCTGAACAATATTATCTCCGAGGGTATAATTTCTGTCGAGAAGTCTATGCCCGGAATAATTTGTGTTTGTTTGGCCCATCCCGGTTCTTACAAAACAAACCTGTTTCCCGTTAACCGGGTCTGAAAAAATAATCTGGCCTTCGCCTCTTGGATCACAACTAATAACAGCAAGATGTCTTTCCAAGTTCCAGTGAGCCATGTCAAGAATTTTAAATTCGGAAGGGTTGTTATTATTGTCGTACTCGATAACATTATAAAAAGTTCTTCTTTTAGCGTCGAGAGCTTTAATCTCTTTATCGGTAAAAGTGTCTTCTCTTTTCATTGCCTGTTGTTTTTCACAAATTGGGCAACGTTGGTTGTCTCCAAAAGTTCTGGCTAAACATATAAATGCGGCTCCGGTGGGGCCAACGTCATAGTGAACATAAATATCCAAAACATAATCCGGGTTCCCTGCTTGAGTGTATGGATTATGTTCTCCGCAGATATATGGAACGAGATCAACAATGTGTGAACCTTCTGATATTTTCATTGCCTTTGTGCTGTCATCTTTCCAGATAGTTTTGAACTTGCTGGTTAAGCCTTTGTTTTTAAAAGCCGTTTTGTGTCTAGCTCCAAGACTGTCTCCGTATTTGGAACCTGTTTGGGCTCCAGAGCCCTGTCCTCTTGAATTATTTCTGTTTAATGGCATTTCTTGTTCTCCTTTTTATTATTAATCTTTATAAGATATGTTTTTTTAAATTGAGGGACGTAAACTAGCCTGTCTACGTCCCTCTAGTTTTTTCGAGTGGGATTAACCACATTATCGATTTTAAGTCGATTTTCGAAGTTTAACCTTTTCATTTCTTAGCCGCTTGCTTTTAGAATAACACACACTGTCTTGCCATTAGACGATCAGGCTATAAAAATTAAATATATAAATCGAAACTTATACATTTAATTTTGGCAGCCCGAAACGGACTCGAACCGCTATCTGTGTTTGAATTTTATCTGCAAGCCTAAATACTCCGTAAAAGATTAATTGTGTTAAGCTGTTTGGGCAAAAGCATAAAAATAAGTAAATAGTTTAGAACGAACATAAGAATGAATCTACCCAAATTCATTATTCTAACAGCCATTCAAAAATTTTACGAGTGGAGGCTGTTTTTTCTACTTCCTGAGAGTTGGCCTTCGCTCTTGCAGACCTAACAGCCTGAATAAAACATTCCAGTTTGTTAAATATTTCTGCTTTTTTAGCCGGGGTTATACATCCTGTCCATTTCCATTCAGTGTAGTCACCAACCTGATGAGTAATAGGAACTTCTTTTACTTGAGCAGGGTGTTTATCTGTCGGGGCAACAACAACTCTGTATTCAATTTCTTTTTCAACTTTCTGAGTGATAACTGGCTCTGCTGTTTTTAAAACGTTACCTTCTAAGGTTTCGTCTTTTTCCCATTTGATTCCGGCCTGTGTTGTGGGGATAGCTTTTAAAACTTCCCGGTAACTTACAAACTCTCGTTCTAAGGCAAGTAACATTGTAGCCGGGACACCTTCAAGAAGCACTACTCCGCCAATAACGATGTCTGCTTTTGCTTTAGTGTTCGTGATCTCTTTCTGGAATACACAGTCTAAATGTTTTGCCATGAACGGGAAAGTATATTTAAGCCGGGTTATAACATCTGTTGTGACTTGCATATCTGCGCCTTGTCCTGCTTCTTCTTTTGTCCTTTGGGCATCAAACATTTTTAATGTCTTTTTTGTCCCGGAAAAAAGATGGTGTTCTCCAAGCACCTTTTTTGTTTCCAACAAAATTTGTTTTTTTTGGTTCTCAAGGTCTCTTTCAACCGCAAGAACTTCGTGTAATTTTCCCACGCTCTCTGTTCCTTTCTTTAAGAATTAATAAAAATATTAGTTACGCCCTCTTGTTTAATTTCTTTTTTAATGCTGTCCTTTGTCTTCCACCACTTGCATCAACCGACTTTTTTGTCATACTTGCATCTTTCGGTTGTGCAAAATAACTTTGGCCATGTAACCGAACAATATTTTCCAGTGCATTATTTTTTTGTAGCATTGTTTCCTTTGATACTTTAAATATTTTTACTTCATTTGTTAAGTCAAGAATTTCAGTCCTCGCTTTTTTGACTTTTTCTTCTTGGTCGAGAATACTTCTGATCTTTCCTTCGGTTAATTTTTTATCATTTATCAGTCGGGTTCTTATCTCCGTTTCGACTTCGGCGCATAACAGAAGGGTTCTTGCTTTTGCTCTATCGAGATTGTCTTCGGCTCCGACAAGGAGTCTCGCATACTTATTAAACAGAACAGGCTGATTCAACCATTCTTGGTCAAGGTCGGCCATGTCGATAGTGATATCTTTCCTGTACTCTTCTTCAAATTTATTATCCATGAACGCTATCCTTCCTTTTTTAGAATTAAATGTCAACTTTTATTTTGATAAAAAATGCTTAAAATAAAAACTTAAGAAAATTTCATACCTTAGCCCTCCTTCTATTTCTGTTTTTTAGTATATTATGGTTTAAATTCATTGTTCAAATCCTCCTAATTTGATTATTCGGTTTAAGAAATTACTGACTGAATATTCGATTTGCATTTTCTTTGAGTCTTCAAAGAAAGCAGAGGCCGGGTGAATGCAATAACATACCCAACAACTAAACTCATTATTCCATTCTATTTTTCCACTCATTGACATTATTCCTTTTTCTTCACCCTTGAAAAATCTCATTGCTGTGTTCCCAGATGCAAAGATGATGAATGGTTTTATATTTTTTATTTCTTCTTTTAGTATTTTAAAACAGTATTCAGAAACTTCCGGGGTCTCTCTTAAGATCGATGGTTGTCCGGGAAAACATTTAACAATATTGGAAACGAAAAAATGCTTTCGATTAAGCCCAACTGAAGAAAGAGTTCTCCAAAGGATTTCATTTGTTCCTCCCGATACAGGTTTTCCTGTTTGCATGTCATCTTTGTTTGGGGCTTCACCTAAGACTAACATATTATAAGTTCCTCTTGAGGTTTTAATATATTGTGTTTTCCTGTCAAGAGGACAATTTGAACATGGAGTTACTGGTAATCTTATTTTTATTTTTTTAGCGAGTCTTAAGTTTGTAGGGAAGTCTCCCTCAACAAGTTGAGTTGTTGAAAAGTCTTTCCAGTTTGGGAGTTCACCAACATGGTTTTGAGTTATATAATTAATAATATCTTCTCTTTCGTTTGTCGGGTTCGCTTTTAATTTATAACCTAAAAAGGACTTTGCAAAATCTTGAAGGGCATCTCCTTTTAAATTTTCAGAACTAAAGGCATTAATTTGAGTTAGCACTTCTTGAGTTGAAGAATTAACTTTTCTCTTTTCAACATTCTGGATAAAGAATCTTTTTCTTCTTTTACTTACGTTCCCAATCTTTTCAATTTCGTCTGCGGATTTTTCTCCTATCCCTTTTATTTCGCAGAATGGCATGTATAATTTTTTTTCTTTTTTATCAACTCTCCATTTAGTTGCCAAACTTATGTTTATCTTAGGAAGAATAATATCAATTTCCATTGAGTACGCTTCTGCGATTAAGATTTGTTTGTTTTTGTCAGAACAATGATTTAAAGACGCACAAATAAATTCTGCCGGGTAATAATACTTCATCCAAGCCTGCCAGTAGCCTATTAAAGAATATTCGATTGAATGCGCTTTATTAAAAACGTAGTTGGCAAACTTTTCAAGATCATCAAACATTTTAGAGGACTCTGTACTTGGAATCTTCGATGTCTTTCTACATCCTGCAATAAAACGTCTTTTAAACTTTCTTAATAGTTCTACGTCTTTTTTCTTTGCAATGATTTTTCTAACTGCATCACTATCCGCCCAAGAGAATCCTGCCATGTCTCTCATTACTAACATAACTTGTTCTTGATAAATTATAATTCCAAAAGTTGATTCTGTTATTTTTTTATGGGCTTCACAAAGATATTCAGTTTTTGATCTTCCATGTTTCCTTTCTATATATTCTGCTGTAAGCCCGGAGTGTAATGGCCCCGGCCTTGCGAGTGCATTTGCATCTGAAATATCTTCAAAGTTACTAACTGTCATGTCTTTAATTAATGTACTCATTGAGTATGTTCCGATTTGAAAACAACCAGTCGTTTTCCCCTCATTTATAAAATCAAAAACAAGTTGGTCATCTAATGGTATATCATCAACTAATGAAATTTCACGACCTGCATTGTTTTTAATTAATTCGAGAGTTTCTTTTAAAACGGTAAGAGTTGAGAGGCCGAGAACATCAAGTTTCATTAGCCCCATGTATTCAGCATCGTCTTTATCCCAGTTGATTGCAATCATTCCTTCTTTTCTACGGCATAGTCCGCCATAAGTTCCTTTTCTTAAATCTTCGTTTGCGATACACAGGCCTGCGGCATGCATACCGATCCCTCTGGTTTGTCCTTCAAGCCCAATAATATAACTGGCTTCATCTTTATGTCTTGCTATAAAGTCTTGACCAACGGTTGTTTCTGTAAAAATATGTTCAGGGGATTCACCGCTGTCAAACTCTTTACTCACATTCTCAATTTCTTTCCCGTTTATTTCAAATATTCTTCCGATATCTCTGGTACACATTTTTCCTTTCATTTTTAAAAAGGTTGATATTGAAGCAACATTATACTTCCCATAAAGTTCTTCAAGATGTTCTCTTATTAAATACCTTTTGTCATCCTGAAAATCTAAATCAATATCTGGTAAATCAACTCTGTTGGGGCTAATAAACCTCCAGAACAGGAGCCCGTATTTCATTGGATCAACTTGAGTAATGTCTAATAAGTAGCAGACAAGTGATCCGCCGCACGAACCTCTACCGGGACCAACTAGAATATCATTAACCCTGCACCATTGAACAATTTCTTCAACAATTAAAAAGTATCTGGTGAATTTCATTTGTTGAATAGCTTTAATTTCTTCAGAGATTCTTTTTTTATATCTGAACAACTCTCTTGGCGATAAGTTTGGGATTTTCTTTTCAATTCCTTTTTGTACTTTCCCCATTAAGAAATCATCTTGATCGACATTGGGCATAGGCGGCTTTGGTAAATTTATCTTTCCTCTTTTTAAAGTAAAGTTCTCACATAGTTTTGCAACCTTGTTTGTGTTATCAATAGCATCTTTTATAGCGTCATAACACCATCCATGATTGAGTGTCATTGCATCTGTCATTTCACCTACTGTTTTTAAATACAGACCTTTTAAATTAAATTTCCATCTTGAAGGGTCGTTCCATTTTTTATTTGTTTGTATCGCAAGCAAAACTTCTTGTAATTTTTCATCGCCATCATTTACATAATGACAGTCGTTAGTTAAAACAACAGGTAGGTTGTGAATATTTGCAATCTTCCATATGCTTTTATTTAATTCTTTTTGTTCTTTTAGATTGTGTGGCATAACTTCTAAATAGACTTCAGTTTGTAAATTCATCAACTCAGTAACGGCTCCGTTTTCGTCATGACGAATTGGGCTTTCAGTACAACCAGTAAGAACGATAATCCCTTCACAGTATTTATTTAAAGAATCAAAGTCAATTCTGGGTTTGTAATAAAAACCTTCTGTGTTTGAATATGTTATTAATTTACAAAGGTTATTAAACCCGGTTTGGTTTTTAACAAGTAAAACAATATGCGCTCTTTTTTCTTCTTTTAAATTTAATTTTGCATTTGGAACAAGATAACATTCACAACCGAAAATTGGTTTAATCCCATTTGCTTGACAGGCTCTTTGATGATTAAGAAATCCGTCAATGTTCCCATGATCTGTTATTGCAAGATGGGTCTGTCCTATCTCTTTTGCTTTTTTTGCATATTGTTCTGACTTCCCTAACCCGTCTAATAAACTGTAATCAGTATGAACATGAAGGTGTGTAAATTTATTCATGATGGTTCCTCTTTTGGTTTTAATCTTACAGTCTCAATATCATAAAAATTAATTACGTCTTCAGAATGTTGTATTGATGAGTTTTCGTCTATCGACCATGTTTGTCCGTTCCAGAACCAAGGAGCCCAATTAGAGTTTTCATTTTCTTTACAAAAATACCAACCCGGTTCTCTTTGTCTTGTTTCTTTTTTTATGTTTCCCATAATTTCTCCTTTTTAATTTCGGTTTGTAAATTGAATTGCAAAATAACGGTAATCGATAGCATACAGGTGTATGTTTTAAAATTCAAAATACCATTTTAAAAGTCCCAAAATAATAAAAACTATTCCTACAAATTTCCACGTATTATAAACCGAATAATCAACCACTTTATCGAAGGTCTTGTTGATAGTAAAATGACCCATTTTTTCATGAGCCAAAGGGCTTACGTCCATTGACTCTCCTACTTTTATAATTTCCCATCCAGAATGCTCTAATAAATCTTTCATTACTTCAACTTCATCATCATAACAAACAGAAAGATTATCAATATTTTCTTTTGTAAGAGTTATTACGAATTTTCTCTGTCTCGCCCAAATAAGAATATCTCCTATTGATGCTTTTTTTTTCATCTCATAGTATGTTCCATTCATTCTTTTATCCCCCCTACTTTGTTTTTTAAATAGTTTATTTTTGCTTTTCCCGCTACTTCCTGTTTGCTTTTACAATAAGTATCATGATGAACAATTGTTCTTGTAGCCCATTTAACCATAGCTAACGATTTATTTGAACTTACCCGTCCATTTTTTGTAACAATTGCAAACCTTAATGAAACCGGGCATTCTATTTTTTTTAATAGAATTTTGGTTGATTCCTTAAAAGATTTTTCATTTGTAGCCTCTAGTTCATAAAAGAGTACACCTTCTACTTTAACCTTTATTCTGTATTTATACACAGGCTTAAAAAATTTCTTTATTCTTTTCCACATTTTATTTCCTTTCTTTTTACTGATCGTCAAGTATTAAATTTGGGTTCTCATGCATAAAAATTAAATCCTTTTCTGAATAACCAAATACTGAATATGGTTCATTAAATACATTCCCAATATTAAGATTATCTTTGGGGTCAATAACTACACTAACTGTTTTATTTTCAAACCAAGAATAAATATAGGCGAATTGCTGTGTCGGTATAATTAACACAGTTGAAGCATAAGGAAATTTACATATCAGGTCTTTTATAACCTGTGGTCTTTCTTTATACCAATCTATTTGTTTAAATTGTTCTAATGTTGGCATTAGATTTTTCTCTATTTTTGATTTATATCTTTTTTATAATCCTCAAAAGACTTATATCTTTTTCCATTATCCATATACAATATTAATGGGTTTTTATAAATTGAAGCCCTTTCTATTTTGTCTATTAGAATATGAAAAGACTTGTCCCTTTTATAAGGTTTTATTAAGTCTTTCCAATTAATCATCGCTTGTTTAGCTATTGTTTCAAGAATTCTTCCTTCTATTCTTGTTATTCCTTGTTTTAAAATTATTCCATAAAAATTGTTAGATTCTTTCTCTTCAGCTTTTCTTTGTTTACGGTTTTCATTAATGTGAATAACAACAACTATAGTCACAAGGATTAAACTATAAGCTAATATTTCCATTTTACTTCTCCTTTAAAAAGTTTTTTACTCCGCCTATCATTCTTGCATATTTTATTGTTAATTTTTTTTTACACTTAAGACAGTAAAGGTGATATTCAACATGCTCAAAATCTCTATCTGCTTTTACGACAGTGGGTTCTTTTTCTACATGCAAATAAGCAAATGGGTGTTTACACTTAAACATTTTACTTCTCCTCTAATATTTTAATGATTTCTTTTAACGAATGTAATGGGACGGTTGCTCCGTAGTCGGCAATATATTGAATTGATTTTTCTTCGCTAAAGGCTAAATATTTTGGCAATGCAGATACTCTTAATTTTTTTATACAAGTGAAGTCGGCTTCTGTGACTACATACCCGACCGAACCTTGAGCGTTTGATGAAAATGTTGAAAAAAGTATTTTCATTTTATTTAAACTCCTTCCATTTTAATATTACTCGTTTAAGAAATCTGTGATCTATTTCTAAACCGTACTTATTAGTCCAACGGTCTTTCCAACAAATAGTAAAACCCAGAATTCTAAAATAATAATAACGTGGTTTAATTCTTAATGTTATTAAGACGATTGCAATTGCTAATAGAATATAAATCAATTTATTTTTCTTCTATATTTAAATGTTTCTTAATTAGCTTTATATCATCTCTGATTTTATTTACTTCTTTGATAGTGAGTATTTGGAATTGTTCACCCTCTTCTTGACCGCTATTAATTTGGACACCAATACTCGTACCTATTGTGCAGTTATTTGGTATTAAATCTTTCCAAGGAATTACATATGTACCATAGTAATTCATTGTGTTATTATCACTAGGAAATATGTCATCATAGTAACTTGTTGTATTATTGTCATACGGAATTGTAACATGGCCTGTTGTATCATTATCTGCAAAAGCAAATAAGGCAGACTATAAAATAATTACCCAAATACATATTGTTTTTTCCATTATTCTCCCCCTGTCTGTGTTATAAAATTTTTTATGTTCTTATGCTTTTGGTCTTCAAGTAAACAATCTAAGACTGCTCTTGAGTCTTTTTTACTGTTCGCCCCCAAATAGGTGATGCTCTTAAAAAAAGAAGTTTTGTCTGTAATAAGAAATCCTGTTTTGGCAAGTTTTTTAATTGTGTTTAAGCTAAACACTTCTACTGTTTTATCCCTACCTTTATGACTTCGGTATGCTCTTTTGAGAGCAGAATATCTACCTTCTGATTTTGTAAAAAAATCTTTATCACTACAAACGGCAATCCCTAATGAAACAGTATTGGGAAGACAATTTAAGTCTGTTAAAAAACAAAATGAAATTGGCCCTAGCCTTGTAAACTCAATACTTATACAGCTATGCACACCGGGGACATTTAGTTCTTTTAATTTTTTAATAAGTTGTTTTAATTTTTCTTTTGTACTTACTTCTTTTATTTTTTCTTTTTTCATTTCTTTTCCTCCTTTATTTAATATGTTTAATATTTTTATTTTTGGTATCGGCTTTTTCATTATCCATTCACGAGTAAAAGGATGATGCATCACAAATCCCGGTGGTTTGTCTTTCATTATTAATTTAAGTATTCTTTCCTCATATTTTTTTTGATTCCATCCCCTGTGTGGGACAATACCTCCTTCTTTAACTTTTGTATTAAACATAATTGGTTTTTGTTGCATACATCCATTTGAATCTAAAAATGAATTATTTCTCATGTCGTCATATACTTTTTGATTTCTTTTATCTGCTTCTTCTGCACAATTAATACAGGTACATCTCCCACTTCCCCAATCTATCATTAATGAACCATGCTCTTCATGTCCGCCATACATCCTTCCACAAATAGGGCATGGGCTCCAAAAGTATCCTAATAAATTTGCATATATTTTATGACACCACCTTGGTATTCTCATTTCATTCTCCAGTTATTTAATAATATTAATAAACATAAAAACGGTCATTATAATAGAACAAA